AATCAAGATGCAGCTGCAAGAGACTATCAAGAATACCTTGAGAAGTTTATTATCAAATTAAATTACAAATCATTTACACAAATTGTAATTCTTGGTTCTGCATCATTTGTTCCTTTCATGCAATTGTCGGCATCAGACCGAAGAGCAATCATTGAAGACTTGTTAGACATTCAAATCTTTTCGGCTATGAATGGTTTGTTAAAAGATAGATTAACAAACAATAAAGATTTGATGACTCAAAGTAAAAATGAAATTGAATTGACACAACAACGATATGATTTACAAGATAAACATATCAAAGGTCTGAAACAAAATAATGAAGAAAAGGTGAATGAATATGTTAGTGAAATACAACTCAATAAAAATACCATACAAACCTTACATGATGAGATTGCTAACCTCTCCATACAAGTCAGCACACATCAAGACATGGTGGCAGAAAAAACTTTGGTTGAGGATAAGGTCAAGAAGATTACAAAGCTTGAATCACAGATTGAAAGTAATCTATCCAAATTTCGAAAAGATATCAGTTTTTTTGAACACAATGATAATTGTCCAACGTGTAGGCAAACCATTGCCTTGGAGTTTAAGGAAACAGAGTTACAAACATTGCAGACCAAGTCCACAGAATGTGAACACGGATTAACACAATTAGAAGTTAAGTTGCTAACAGAGCAAACTAAACTGAATGAAATAACTGAGATACAGAAAAGAATTCAGACCTTGCAAATTGATATTGCAACCAAAAACACTTCTATTACTGAAACAAGTAAATACATTACCAAATTAGAAAAACAAATAGAAGAATTAAAAACAAACAAGGCATCTACGGAACAAGAAGAACAAGAACTTGAACTTCTTAAAACGACACTTTCTGAATCAAAGGGCAGTTTGAAAAGTCTAATTGATGAGAAGTCTTACTATGAAGTTGCTTCTGGTCTGTTAAAAGATACAGGTATTAAAACAAAGATTATCAAACAGTATTTACCTATCATTAACAAATTGGTAAACAAATACCTTGCATCATTAGATTTCTTTGTGAACTTCAACCTTGATGAATCATTCAAAGAAACAATCAAGTCAAGGCATCGTGATGATTTCACTTACAACAATTTTAGTGAAGGTGAGAAACAACGAATTGATATGGCACTAATGTTAACTTGGCGTGCCGTTGCTAAGTTAAAGAATTCATCTAACACCAATCTATTGATACTTGATGAAGTGTTTGATTCGAGCCTAGATACTAATGGCACAGAAGAACTAATGAAAATTCTTCATATGCTTGAAGGAGTAAATTTATTTGTTATCTCTCACAAAGGAGATATTCTACAAGATAAGTTTGCCAATGTAGTTCGTTTTGAGAAAGTAAATAACTTTAGTAGGATAATGAAATGAGTGATATTTTAACAATTGATACCGCAGTTGCAGCAGGTATAAAAAAGGCTGATGATAAGATTGAACCTTTACAGGTACATGATGATACATTTCATATGTTATCTGTTCCTATTCCAGAATTTCTTGGAGTCTTGCCTAATCCAAGTATGACAAAACTGGTGAGAAGATTAAAGATGACTATGAAACTTTATAGTGGACTAGGTCTTGCCGCAAACCAATGTGCAGTAAAAGAAAGAGTGTTTGTTATTGGCACCGACCAATTTCAAATGGCATGTATCAATCCAAAAGTGATTGAGTCATCAGAAGAAATTGTAAAAGATACAGAAGGTTGTCTTTCGTTTCCTGCTTTCTTTTTGAGTATACCTAGACCAAAATGGATTGAAGTTGAATTCACAGATGAAAATGGTCAAAGAAAACAAACAAGATTAGATGGTCTTACCGCAAGATGTTTTCTACATGAGTTGGAACATTTGAATGGTGTTAAATTCACTTCACATGTTGGTTCTGTTGCCATGTTACAAGCCAAAAGAAAACAAGAAAAGTTAATTAAGAAAATTGTGCGGAGAAGAAAATGAAAATAACTATTGCGAGATTGCGTACTGGTTATAATTATAAAGAACCATTACATCAGATTATGGATTCTTTCTATTATCTGTTTAAGAAATATATGGAAAGAAATCCACAACACACATATGGTGTTTGTAATTTCGGATGGAATGCCGCAAATCGTAAAAAGTTAGATGACATTGTTGATGCCGATGTGATTCTTATTCCTAGTGAAAATGAATTCTTTCAACACATTAAAGGGTATGTTGACCCAAGGCATAAAGAAAGGTCTGACGAATTCATTAATGAAATTGGTAAACATCTAGGTAACAAACATGTGGCAATCATTCGTAGTGACCGTGCCGATACAGAAGAACTTTACCGCACAAGAACATTCAATTCGCATACAATAGGACAGTTTTCGACATTTGACGAAACTGATATACCAGGCGGCCTTCATGGAATGAAGTATCATTTTATTACAAGAGCATTGCCTGTTAAATTGTTTGATGAACAGTCTTATGATTTTATATATTGGGGTTGTGATAAGAGAAAACTAATTGACAATCAAGAAAGTGGAGATGAAAGGCATTTAATCTTTAAACAGATTAAGAAAGATGCCAAACTCAAAACTTATTTTATCGGTAGATATAACGCAATTAAACCTGATATGAAGATTGATACAATGTATAATCTACTTCCAATTTTGATGGAAGGTAGAAACACATTATGTTTTAATTGGCTTGACAACAAGGCAGTTACAAGTAGGTATCATGAAGCACTTGCATGTGGAATCTTTCCGTTTGTATGGAAAAAGTATGATGAAGATACCACATTGGTTGCAGATGAATGGCAGAGAGTGAATTCAGTAGAAGAATTATACAGTAAGATACCTGAATCAGAAAAGAAGTTTAATGATATCAAACAGTATTACCTAGATAATACGATAAAGAGTGAAGAATGGTATTATGAACAATTTGAAAAACGAATGAATGAAATTTTATAATGGTCAAGAAAAAAATTGAAGATATAGAAACTCAATGGGCAAATTGGTTAGAAGCTAATCCGCCTGAGTCTTATGAAGATGTTAATGAGGAAGAACTCCGTGAGAGAACTGTCCGTGAATTAACCTATGTGTCTCATATGGATGTTAAAGAGTATACTCTATATCAGAAGTGGTGTGAGATTAAAGAAAAGTATCCTACAGTTAAGGTCGTTGACTTATGGGAAGGTGATAAAGAAGTCCTTGAAGATGAGAAACAACGCCGTGCAATTCAGGAGATTAAGGCCAACTTTTGGAATCCAACTGACCCTGATGAGTATCTTGCACTTGAACCAGAATTAATTTGTACCAACTCTATAGAGAATGGTCCTGAATTGTGGAATACTATTCGTACATTTTCTTCTACAATGAAGAACAACAGTAACATTGGTCGTAACCTAAACTTTATTGTCCGTGATAAACCTAGTAAAAAATATCTCGGTGTAATTTGTATTAGTTCCGACTTCCTTGATTTGACACCAAGAGATACATTCATTGGTTGGACAAGAGAAAAGAAAACTCAAGGTTCAATGATTAATCATACTGCAATCGGTTCTACAATTGTGCCTTTACAACCACTAGGTTATAATTATGTCGGTGGTAAACTTCTTGCATTGTTGTGCCTGACTACAGACATACAAAAAATGTGGAAAGAATCTTATGGTGATGTACTTGTCGGTGTGACAACAACATCATTATATGGCAAAACAAAAGCAGGTGGTCTTTCTCAGTATGACAATTTAGATTACTGGCAACCTATGGGATTCACCGCAGGTTCAGTATCATTTGAACCATCCAGAAAAACAAGAAAAGATATTGAACAATGGCTTCGTAAAAATCACACACGAAAATATTTTGAATGGTATGTTGGAACTAATCCTGCAGGACAACCTTATAAGCGTGACCATAAGAATCGTTCATTGTCATTTACATATGCAAAGATGAATGTGCCTAAAGAAGTAATTAAAACAGACCATGCTCGTGGCATTTATTTCACACCACTATACGATAAGACTTGTGAATTTCTTCGAGGCGATGATGACGGCAAAGATATGAAAAAAGTCTTTGATACGGATATTGAGAGCATAAGTAGTTTATGGAAGACGAAACATGCAAAGCCAAGAATTAAACAACTTGTCAAAAAAGGCAAAGTTTCTAATGAATCTCTTTTTTATGATGACCTTATATATTTAACTTGGGAACAGGCAAAGAATAAATATTTGCCTCAAGTTGGTCGATAAGTCTGTTATAATATCAACTTAATGCGGAGAGTCCGAGACAACCTATCCCAATAGGCAGTCAGGTTTAACTCCTGATATCCGCTCCATTCTTAAAACAAAAGTATTACTGTTGTTTCTATACAACAAATAGGTTGACTTATCGGCCTGTTCTGATATAATACACCTATACATTGCAATAGGAAATCGAATGAGTTTTACAGTTGAACAAAAAAGTCTCTTGACCAAACTAATGGCAAGTGAAAACCTTACGGTTGAACACCAAAAAATTCACACCGCTAAGTTTGATCCCAAGAATCGTATTTTATATTTACCAATTTGGCAAAACATGGAAGGTTTCATGTATGACCATTTAGGTGGACATGAGGTCGGTCATGCATTATACACACCTGCTGATGGTTGGCATGATGCCGCTATCGATAAAACAAAAGGTAAGAATTACAAGTCTTTCCTTAATGTTGTAGAAGATGCTCGCATTGAGAAAAAAGTAACCCGTAAGTTTCCTGGTCTTAAATCTTCCTTCAAAAAAGGTTTTCAAGAATTACTTGACCGTGATTTCTTCGGCATTCAATATAAAGATGTAAATGCTTTGGCATTTATTGACCGCTTAAATCTTTATACAAAATCACAATACACTATTGATTATATTAAATTTTCCTTAGAGGAAAGAGTTTATATTGCAAAAGTACAAAACCTTGAAACATGGGAAGATGTTCTTGCTCTGACTAATGAAATTTATGATTATTCAAAAACTGAACAATTAGAAATGCAAACGCAACAACAAATGCGTGATTTCGAAATGTCTGATATGGATGATGGCGATGATGAAGTTGGCGATACTGAAGACTTTGATTATGAAGAAGATGAAAATGGTCAGCCTGAAAAAAGTCAAAACAGTAAATCATCCGATAAAAAACCAGAAGATGAAACTGAAAGTACCGAAAGTTCATCGAAGACTGATGAAACACAAGGTGATGATTCTGATGAAACGCAAAGTGAACCTGAATTTGACCGTTACAAAAAATCTACTGAATCTCAAGGCGACCAATATTCACCTGAATGTCGCACCGATGATTCATATCGTCAAAATGAAAATTCATTGCTTGATGCAAAATGCAAACCTTACCTTTACTTGAATATTCCTACAGTAAATGCTAAGAATGTATTTACACCTGCAAAACGTGTTCAAGAATTGTTGAGTGAATATTATGCTCAATCAATTTCAGATGGCAACATTAATAATGCCTATATTCAAAAATTAGTAACTGATTTTAAGAATAAGAATGACCGTTATATCGGTCTACTTGCCAAAGAATTTGAAATGCGTAAGGCTGCCAAGGCGTTTAGTAAATCTAAATTGTCCGATACTGGTGATATTGATATCAACAAACTTTGTAATTATAAGTTTGATGACAACATTTTCCGTAAAGTGATGATGATACCAAAAGGCAAGTCACATGGTTTGATTCTTTTACTTGATTGTTCTGGTTCTATGTCTGACAACATGGCAGGTTCAATTGAACAGATTTTAGTTCTTTCCATGTTCTGTCGCAAAGTGAATATTCCTTTCTCAGTATATGGTTTTACTGATTGTACTGAAACATTCAATATCGACCGTGGTGTTGATAGTTTTGAAAAACGCAAAGATAATAGTGATTCTTTCTCTCGCAAAGTTGGCGATTTAGGTTTCTCTAATGTTCAATTGCGTGAGTATCTGAATTCAAAAATGTCTAATGTTGAATTCACCAAAAGTTTGCGTAATCTAATTTTGTTGAAAGAAAGTTATGTTTATGTTAGAAATAGCTCATACAACCGCATTGGCCGTCCTCTGAGTGAGAATCTTTCTAATACACCTTTGGTTCAGGCAGTAATTGCAGTTGGTTCAATTCTAAACAATTTCCGCACAACCAATAACCTTGACTTAACAAGTTTAGTTATTGTACATGATGGTGATGCCGATAATGCTTCTAGTCATTATGTTGAAGTTGAACGTAAAAACTTTGATGGTGTTGTAGAAAAGAATATTTGGCCATACAGTTTTGATATTCGTAGTTACAATGTTGTTATTCGTGACCGCAAAAATAAATTTGAACATGCTCTTTGTCCTGATAAGAACAAAATATATTCATTTTACACCAATGAAGAATTGTTACGCTCTGCTTTAGAATGGATCCGTGTTGTAGGCAAAACCAAAGTGTTTGGTTTCTTTATTCTTGCAACTCGACCTGGTCAAGTGAAAAATGCAATTCGTGGTCGTTACTGTTTTGAAGATGGTACTACAATTGAAGAAATGCGTAAAAGTAATATGAATAAAGCATATGAAACAGAGAAAGAATTGATTAGAAAATTCAAACAAGAAAAGTTTCTAAATTCAAACACTAAAGGTTATAATTCATTCTACCTCATTGCAGGTGGTTCTGATTTGCAAACCGAGAATGAAGAAATTGAAATTGATGGAAAAGTTACATCGGGCAAACTAAAGTCGGCATTTATGAAAATGACGAAAAAGAAGCAAGTGAATCGGGTCCTAGTGTCCAAATTCATTCAACAAATGGCAGTTTGAACTGTTGTTTTTCGGCAACACGCTGGTTGACAATTTAATCAGTTGTGTTATACTGTATGCATCTTATGAAATTTAGAGGTTTTTTGTTATGAATCGTGCTCAGAAAAAAGAAATGTTTATTAATGCTTTAGTACTAACTGGTAAAGACCAAGTTACTAAAACAGAAATTACAGAAATTTGTGAAAAAATAAATGTTGCTCATCCATATTGGTTTACTAATGATGAGAAAAATAAAGTTACTAGAGGTGTTTACAAAGTGCCAACAACAGGTGCAGTATCTACTCCTACTCCCGCAATTGCAATGGCTGCTCAAGTATTACCTATGACTAAACCTGTAGAAAAATCTGAGAATCGTATTCAGAATGTTCAAACAGATTTAGAATCTTCTGATTTGATTCCTAAATCATATAAAAATTATGTGCCATTTGGCAACTTTGAAGATGTACTT